ATACATGATAGAAAATGATAGAACATTAGTACTTCACTTCTTGAAAGCAAGAAATGGTGATGCAAGAATGAGTTTCTTTAAAGCAAAGTTTGAACAAATGCAAATTGAAGAGATGGCAACACCTGGCCAACAAGAACGTAGATGATAAATACTAAAAATATAAATAATAATAATAATAATATGGGATTAACACCTGCACAACGTAAAGATAAAGTTGCAAAATTAAGAGAAGAGCATGAAGACTACTTTCAAACAGAAAGTAAAATAAATGCATTATACATTCCTAAGATGGCTTATAGGCCTTCTGGTAAGGATGATTTACACGTAAGTTTCTTTCCAAGTGAATTGGAAAAAGAAGCAGATATATACACAGAGTTTGTAAGCATAGATTATGATACAGAAGATCCAAAAAGAACTTTATACTTATTAAAGTATAACCCTCATTGGAAAGAAGAGTATGAATTAATTACAAGTAACTCAGGATTTCAAAGACATATGGTTCCAGCTAGTGAACTTAAAGTAATTAATGATGTAGTTAGCAGAGGATACCCATTAAATAGTGGAGATTTAGGAGTAGAACAAGCTGCAATTGATTTTGCAAATCCAAGTATACCTAATCCTGATGATATAGTTACAGATCCTTTAATAGACAAACTAGAAGAAATCAATCAAACATTAATAACATTAACTAAAGTAATCAATAAATTAATTAAATAACTATGGCAGAAACAGCAAAAGAATTTTTACACTCAGATGAGTTAAATGAACATGATTCTATCTTTGACCCAGGAGGTAAACAAGAATATACTGAAGAACAATTAATCCGTTTTGCAGAGATATGGGCAGAGAAAGAAGTAATTAAACATAATCAATTAACAAATTATCCAGACTAATGGCACAAAGTATATTAATAATAGCAGATTCAGGTACAGGAAAGTCTACCTCAATTAGGACATTAGATCCTAAAGAGACTTTCATTATAAACATTGCAAACAAACCTTTACCATTTAAAGGATATAAGAGTAAGTATACTCAGATTAATAAAGATAATCCAAAAGGTAATTTAACTGCTGCATCTAGTGCACCAGGTATTATTAAAGCAATGAAGCATGTAAATGATAAAATGCTAAACATCAAAACTATTGTAGTAGATGATTGGCAGTATATGAGTTCTTTTGAATATTTTGATAGAGCAAATGAAAAAGGTTATGATAAATTCACTCAAATTGCAGCTAACTTAGCCATGGTTGCAAAGCTTCCAAAAGACTTGAGAGATGATCTAACTGTTATTTTCTTAACTCACTCAGAAGATTCAACTGATATAAATGGAAACAGAAAGATTAAAGCAAAGACTATTGGTAAAATGATTGACAATACTCTTACTTTAGAAGGTTTGTTTTCTATTGTATTATTTGGTAAAGTAAATAAAAATGATGATGGTGAACTTTCATATGGTTTTGAAACTCAAAACTCAGGAGAGAACACATGTAAATCACCTATGGGTATGTTTGAAGATAATTTTATCTCTAATGACCTTAAATTTGTAAAAGATTGTATTGAAGAATATAATCAATAATTAATAATTAATAAAAAAGTAAATTATGTTAAATACTAAAGACATGTCTGCCGGATCAGGCGGAACTAAACCAGTAATTGGAACAGGTAATCACAAAGTAAGAATCAATTCTATTACATTTGATCAAACACCCTATGATGCAGATGCATTTAATATTACATTGCATGTAGAAGGAGAAGCTGTTATAGGAGAGTTTAATGGTTTCTTAAAAGATATGAATAATCCTAATGGAGAGCGTTATGCAGGCCAAGTAGGTAGAGTTAGATTTTCTCCATATCCATTTAAAGATGCTACATTAAATAATGGTAATGAAATTAGCCGTGATACAGAAGTATTAAAAGCTATGGTTTTCTTATCTGAAATAGTTAATAAGAGAAATGAATTAGATGCTATTGAGGCAAATACAATTGAAGACTTTATGACTAAAGCTTCTGTAGTATGTTCAGGAACTGGATTTATTAATGCATGCTTAGGTGGCCGTGAATGGGAAAATAAAGAAGGTTATGTAAATAATGATTTGTTTTTACCTAAAAGAAGTAGAGCGGGTGTTCCATTAGAAGCATTAGATATTGAAGGATCAAATCTTTTAGACTTTGACAAAAATGATACTAATCATTTTAGACCAATAGTTAAAAAAGATAGTCCTACTACAACTAGCTTTGAACCAGCTGTTGCAAGTGGAGATGATTTTGATTTATAATTAGTTAATTTAAAAGAATGGGGGTAATATAATGTTATCCCCATTTCTTTTTATTATTTTTGAATCATGTTTAACACTAAAAACTTTGTAATAGAAGGACAAGATGTACCAAGTACGTGGGTGTTTCAATACTATTTAAATTTACCAGAAAAATTAACAGGGCAAGATGTAAAAATTGTATCAATTTTTAATCCTAATGAAAAAACTCCAAGCTTTTGCATATATGTTGATAAAACAATCATGCAATATAAGTTTAAAGATTTTTCTACTGGTAAAAGTGGTAATAAAGTTGACTTAGTTAAATCTATATTTAATTTAGATTTTCCAACTTCAATGCAAAGAATAGTAAGAGACTACAATACATACGTAAGATCATCAGAATATATAGAACAAAAATTTCAACCTCAATCTAAATGGGAAATTGATTTTATAAATACTAGAAAGTGGACCACAGAAGATAAAGATTATTGGTTATCATTTAGAATTGGTAAAACAATGCTGGATAATTATAATGTCAAACCTATAGAATATTATAACTTAATAAAAGAAGAGGCAGGAGAAATTAAAAAATTGAGAATTGCTAGCAAGTACATGTATGGTTACTTTGATAAAAACAAAGAAGTATACAAGATCTACCAACCTCATAGTAAAAATCATAAGTTTCATAAAGTTAAACCTTATTTACAAGGGTTTGATCAATTACAGTTCAATCAACCTTATTTAGTTATATGCTCATCTCTTAAAGATGCAATGTGTTTAAAAAGTATGGGATATAATCTAGAAGTATTAGCACCTGACAGTGAAAATACTATGATTAAACCTCATATAATAGAACATCTTAAAAAGAAATATAAAAAAGTAATAACTCTTTTTGATAATGATGATGCAGGTAAACATGCTGTAGATGTGTATGCAAAAACATATAATATAGATGGTTTTGTTCCAACTATATGTAAAGACATATCAGACGCTATGGTAGAACATGGTTTTGATAAAGTTCATGCAATGCTAAGGCCATTATTAAAAACAATATTAACAAACTAAAACAATAGATATGAAAAAATACTTTATAGAGTATAGAGATAAAGGTGGCTACACTTGTGGTGAAGAAGTTAAAGCTAAAAATCAAAATCATGCAGTTACACTAGTTCAACTAGATCTTATTAAAGAAAATGATTATATGTCAGAGTTAAGAGATATTAAAGAAGTTGTAATAGAAAATAATAAATAATATAATAAATATGAAATGGTTTATACCGGGATCAGTCCCCAGCAGTAAAAATGGAAGAAGATGGACAGGCAAGTACTTTATAGCTAGCAAAACTGTAATGAATTATAGAAAAATTGCTAAAGATTATTATGCAAAATATGCAGAAGAATTTAAAACTGAACTTGCTAAACATTCAATGCCAGCAAAAATATCTTTTACATTTGTCAGAGGTACACGTCATAAATTTGATTATATAAATCCTGCACAGACAGTGCAAGATGATATGGTTAAAGCAGGTTGGATTGAAGATGATAATGCAGAATTTATTTTGCCAGTCTTTATACAATACACATATGATAAAGAAAACCCGGGTGTTTATATAGAAATACTTAATGATGAAAAGAAAAATAATAACAATTGATGAATTTTTTAGATTAAAACAAATGTTATCTGGTCCTAAAGAAGATCAAGAAGTAGCATTTGATATATATAGCAAACAATATAAAGATAGAAATATTTTAGATCCTCTTATGCATAAAGCATTGCTATTTAAAAATAGGAGAGATTTTGCATCTACAATTAAAGTAGATATAACCAGTAAAACTGGAAAATCTTTATATGTGTTTCTTGCAGAAGAACAAGCAGATGAAATTTATAAACAAATTTTAGATAAATTAATGAATGATTAACATACAAGATCAGGTTGCAAGAACAACCAAAAGTTTAATATTTACAGAGCCCTTTTATGGGCTCTTTTTAATTGGTATCAATAAGCAGTATAGTGATAAAATTCCTACAGCAGGAGTAAGTAAACACGGTATTGGTATGCAATTGACTATAAACCCAGAGTTCTACAATGAGCTCAGTGAAGATCATAGATTTGGTTTAATAAAACATGAGCTATTACACATTGCTTTTGGTCACTTATTATTAAGAGACTTATATTCAGATCATAAACTTTTTAATATAGCTGCAGATTTAGAAATAAACCAGTATATAAAAGAAAGCAAACTACCTACAGGTGGTTTGTTATTGTCTAGTTTTCCAGAATTAAATCTTCCTATAAAAGCAGGTACTAAAAAGTATTATGAGTTATTAGAGCAAGCACAAAAAGATGGTACATGTCCAGGATTAGATTCATTAATGGATAAAATGGATGGAGAATCTGAGTATTGTCATAGCACGTGGAATGATTTTGATGATTTATCTGAACCAGATAAAAAGTTAATGCAAAAACAAGTAGAGCATCAGTTAAAAGAATCTGCTGAACAAACAGTTAAAAAACAAGGTAATGTACCGGGTGAGTTAGCAGAACTTATACATAGGTTAATGCATATTGAGCCAGCCAAGTTTGATTGGAAAGGTTATTTAAAAAGATTTGTAGGTAATTCTAGCATAGTATATACTAAAAAACTAAGACGTAAGTATAACAAACGGTATGCTGCTAATCCTGGCCTTAAAATTAAGTTTAAAAATCATATCCTTGTTGGTGTTGACACAAGTGGATCAGTAAATAATGATGAGTTAAAAGAATTTTTTAATGAGTTAGCACACATGTGTAAAACTGGTCATAAAATTACAGTAGCACAGTGTGATACAAAACTTAAGAGTGTAAAGGAATTTAACCCTAAGCATGATTGGGAAATACATGGTAGAGGTGGAACATCATTCCAACCTGTAATAGATCATTATAATGAAAACAAAGGTGCTTATACAGCACTTATATATTTAACAGATGGTGAAGCATATTCTCCAGATAACTGCCCTAAGAATACCTTGTGGTGTTTAAGCAGTATATCTGATATGAATAATGAATTACCAGGACAAGTAATAAAACTAAATTAATAGAAAAAATGGCACAAGTAAATTTAAACGTAACAGAATTAAAAGGGTTTGTAAATAATAT